TATTTCTTGCATCTTGAACATCAGATAATGTTTGTAAATTCTGATCAACTTCCTTGATTTTTACTCCCATCTTATTGATGTTTTCAAAATCTTTATCTGTCATTGTTTTGGTAACTAAAATATTACCATCTTTATCTTTCTTATAAATGTCAACGTACTTAACATTCTTTAAATTTTCTTGATTAGTTGTATCAATTGTATCAGACATAATTACCTCTTTATTTTAAAATACTACACTTTGAGTTGATTCAATAAAATACAACTCGTTTTCTTTTGAAGAATCAGGAAGCGTTTGTGCTTCTTTTCCTGATAATTTTTCATCATATAAATTAGAAATATCAACATCATGACTCAAAGCTTTTGAATTCAAAATAGATATATCATCAGCGTTTGAGGCAACATTCTTGGATAATAATGAAATTCTAGTTCCTTGATCAGAAACAGTTGTGTTTATTCCACGTATTGTTGACTTCAATGATGTTATTTCATTTGCATTTGTAGTTACATTTTGATTAGTTGATTTTAAGTCAGAATTTAACTTCTTAATTTGCTCTGAATTTAAATCTGTTTTAAGTCTGTTGGAACTTAAATTAGAATTTAATAATGTAACTTCTCCTGATAATTCATCTAAATTTGAATTTGAACTATTTGCTTTATTTTGAAGTTCTTCAATCTCTTCTGAATGCTCATTAATCTTTGAAACAATAGTTGATTGATTGTTTGCTAATGTTTGAAGGGCTTGTCTATGATTTTCAAAATTTTCATTCCACTGATTGATATTCTCATTAGATTTTGCAACATGGTTATTAAATGCATCTTTTAAAGAATCAAATTTTGTTTGTAATGAAGATAAAGTATTATTTAAATTTTCTATATTATTATTAATATAATTTAATAATATATTATAATCTTTTAAATTTGTACTCTTTACATTATCAATTTCAAACATTACATTAGCAACATTTTTAATAACGTTGTCTAATTTTCCTGCTAAGAAATCATCAAAATCAAATAAGTTTTGGTTTCTGGCTTTAATAATATCATCTGAAGAAATACCATCTGAAGTAACTGGCAAATAAATGAAATTATTTTTGGATGAAAATACGATCATCGCATTTTGACCCATGCCAATATTAGGTGTATATCCTTCAATCTGATTGAATGAAAGAGTAAAGATAGCATTCTTACCTCTTCCTTCTGAAGTAATGTTAGATAATTTATATTTAATAAATTTATTACCACCATTACTATCAGTACTGTTTACAACAAGTTCATTATCAACAGTTAAATCAGTTAAAGCATATCCATCAGAGCTTCCAAAAGTACTACAAATAATACTATAAACAGTTTTATCATCTACAGTTTCAGCAACAAATTGATCAACTGAAACAACACCAGATATTTGTTTAAATTCAGCAGGACCTGATGGCTCAGTTACAATAAATTGTTGAATGTATTCTTGAATTATATTAGCATCGCTCTTAGATTCTGAATCCTCCGCAATACCACTAAGAAATTCATCGAATGCCTCGTAATTTACTTCAGTCTCTTCAGGCTCACCAAATACAAATATAAATGGATGATCCAAACTAAAATCACAATCAGAATCAACATTAACTGTATATACAGCTCTAGATCCTCTTCCTGATGATGTAACACTTAAGAATTTAGTTGAATTAACATTACCATTAGAATCTACATAATATAATGGCTGTAATTCAGTAATTGAGCTTGAACCAACAGCATTTGAATCATTGTTATCAATAATAACTGCAGTGGATGTGCTTAAATTTTTAATTTTTAAAAATCCGGAAATACTCATTTATTAATTCCTTTATAAAAATACTAAAAGTAGGGATCGCCCCCTACTTTTTAAAAAGTTACATCTTAACGTAGAAAGATAATCCCTCACCGATAGATGTAGGAGTCCACTGAAGTTCATATGGATTTCTACCATTAACTTGATTCATAATCTTGGTATCACCAGTACCAGCAACATTATAACAACCAGCTTTTGCAGACCATCCCATAGGATAATATCTTGCAACACTCCAATCATGAATCTCACCATCAAGAGTGAAACGAATCAATCTTGAACCGTCTCCAGCTAAGAAGTCTTTATAAACATCCACTCTGAAGGCTCTGATATCATACTTGCTATCAAAATCAATAGTAATAATTCTATGGTCTGAACTGATATTAATACTCTTAAATGCAGGACCAGTTGCTGTATATGCAACGTTCCAATCGTTTTGGCCAATATCCTCTGAATCAGTTGCTCCACCATCCATCATTCCACTTACTAGATAATGTTGATAAGCAGCTGCAGATCCGGATGAACCAGATCCACTTGACTCTAAGGCTTGAACTCTTGAATCGATAGCATTTACTTCTGTCTTAGTTGCTAAATTAGAAGTACTTGGAATATCAGTCTTCTTAGCATAATCACTTAATTCAGCCTTGGTAGCTAAAGTTGAAGTATCAGTTGGTTCAGGAATATCTGTCTTCTTTGCATAAGTTGCTTCAACATCTGCAGTCTTTGCATAACCTGTTAGATCCTGAGCTTCTGGAATATCTGACTTCAGAGCGTACTGTGAATGATCAATTCCTTCTAAAGCTTGAACTCTATCTGAAACCGCATTAATTGAAGTTAATAAAGTACTTGCTTCACTCTCTGAAATTTCTTTCCAATTTGCATTTGAATCTGAAGGTTCTGAATTTAATGAAGTAGCAGTTGCCTGATAAATCTTATCATTATGAATTACAACATTACCACTCTGGTATGTCTTCTCATTTGACCAAGCATCTAATCCTGAAGAATTTTCTTCTAGAGATTTTACTTTCTGCTCTAATGTTTCTAAATCAGTCTGAGATGCAAAATCTGAATGATCAACATCTTCCAGAGCCTGAACTCTATCTGAAACAGAAGTTAATTCATTCTTGGTAGCTAAAGTACTTACATCAGCACCACCAGCTTCTAAAGTTTTAATAGCTGATTCAACATTTCCTAATCTTGACTCTACATTAGTTTTGTTTGATTCTAAAGTAGTTAATCTTGAATCTACACTAGTTCCATTAGTTTCTAATGAAGTTAATCTTGATTCTACTCCAGAAAGATCAACATCCCCTGATAATTTCTTCCAATCACTAGGAACATCTGCAGGACTTGAACTTGTTACTGTTAATGATTTATATAATGTATCATTAAACTCAATGATTTCATCTGCTTCGTACTCAACACCCTCTACGTATTTGTAAACACCTTTAAATTTATCAATATCTTCTTTTACTGCATCAACTCTATTTGATAATGTATTAACTGAATCGTTGGTATTGTTAACTTTATTATCAACTTCATCTGCTTTAGAAACAGCGTTGTCAATAGCATCATGAAAATCTGAAATAGATGATCCCAAATTAGATAGAGATTCTCTAATATCTGAATCGATTAACACCCAATAATTTTCAGAACCGGTCACACCAGGGATAGTTCCTGCAAGAACTTTATTTGATTCTTCACCCTGTGGAACAACTGCTCTATATAGATTATTATTATAATCTACAATCATTCCAGCTAAGTAATCATTATCTGAGTTGTATTTAAATACACCAACTGTATTAGCTACATTCCCTACGGAATTTTCAAGTTCTTCAACTCTTGTTTCTAATCCATTAATGGCTGATGTATCACCGGCTGCTAACTTTAATGTATCAATATCAGTCTTGATAGTTTCAATATCAGAACCCTGATTATCAACTGTTGTTGATAATGTATTATGAGCGCTTTGAATGTTTGATATCTGTGACTGAAGTGATGAAATATTTTCAGCATTTGAAGCAATACCATTAACTTCGCTCTCTAAGTTTCTTGTACGAGTCTGAAGTGATTGAACATCAGAATTTAAACTAGAAACATCTGAAGTAACGTCAGATACACTTTGACTTACATTTGAAACTAAACTTGATAAATTATTAACATCATTATTAGTACTATTAATCTTATCATTCAATGTTTTAACTGCTAATGAAGTTGCAGCAGTTTCTTCTGATTCTGATTCAGTATCATTTGAAAGTTTTACTAAACCTTCATTTGTTGTAGAAGCTGAAGTATACTTTGGTAAAGCATCTAATGCTTCTTGTAATTTCTCGGGTGTAACTTCTACCAATGGCTTCCAAATATCTGGATTTAAATTTGGAACCATGCCTGTATTTTCTTCCATAGCTTTATATTCAGTATTGCTATAAGTAATAACAGCATTCTTAGGATAAGTTACATCAGCTTGCCAATTATATTGGCCGCCACGCTGAATAAAGAAGATATGCTCACCAATTGCTTTGAATAAACAGTTAATATCCTTTCTTCTAGGTGCAATACCACCATTAGCAACTGGAATTGCATTGATTTCTTGGAACAGATTTCTCAGAGAAACTCTACCCTGTTCTGGTGCTGTATCTTTAAGTTCATTTGCATCAGCTAAATCACCTAAAGCATAATTCCATAATGTAGGCTGATTCATTTATTATTATTCCTCAATAAATTCTTATTTTCATATATTTATATTTTAAACAAAAAAGGTTGATTTCTCATCAACCTTTTTAAAATTATGTATTGTAACTAAATACTGAATTATCCATTGAAGTTACATCAAATATGATCGTTGTATCAGGATCATCAACATTGACCGAATCCGAATCCTTAACTGTGAATACTGTATGATCGAATGAATCACTAGCTTCAAACATAAACGTTGTATCAGGATCATCTTTGTAAGTATGAACACAATTAATAACTGCATAATCGCTTCCGGATTCTGTAGCTCGACACGTTACCCTGATTTGTTCAAAGTAAGGAACTTTACCACGGATAACACAATAGCTATCACCACTTACATCTGCGGTATCTCTTGATTCAATAATCTCACCATCACCTTCAATGCTCCAAATCATATGCTCACCCGGCTTAATACCCCTTGCATATACATAAGCATACTCATCATTTTCAATCTTATATTTGTTAGCCTTAACTCTAGTTTTGTAAGCCGAACTCTTTGAACCTTTTACAGTTAATGATAGATTATCATCATATGTTTTAGAATCACTGGCCGGATCTATAATCTTATTATCAAACATTCTTACCCATTCAACATTTCCATACTCATCCAACATAGTAGGAATATCAGGAGTTCTATGATCAACTTGTTTATTAATTACTAAGTTATGAAGAATATTATTTTCTTCTGAGCTAAAATTGTTAAACTGGAAGTAATTCAGCTCGCTATCACCTTGATTTCTCTCTCTTCGTGTACAAATATCTTTATGAATACCTATTAATTGATATCTACTTGGAATTGGGAACCATGTACTTAAACCATTCTTAAACCAACTGTATAATTTAACAATTGAATTATTAATGTATCCAAAGTGATATGTTGTTTGCTCCCATTCTTGATTATTCTCAATAAATCCTCTGAATTTAAAATCAGATGGAAAATCTTCAGGAACAAAATCATTCATTGGACCTTGAATCTGAGGAAATACATTTACAAACCAGTTATAATCATCAGGGTATAAAATACCAAAATCATTAATATTGCTGAACCAAGTACCACTAAACTCACCTTCAACTACATAATATAAATGATTAGAATTCAATGGTGAAAAGACTTTTGAATTAGTTTTAAATGTTTCTGGTTCTTTCTCTTTTGCATCCTTATTAATCCATTCATTAGTACTAATATTAATATTAGGAATTCTTTCATAATTAATATCTACTTTATCTAATGAAACGCCTGATTTAGATTCAATACCACCCACATTTGTAGTTCTAATATCAGCTCTCATAAATTGTGAGCTATCTAGGTTATCTAAAGTGTCAGCATTTAATCCTTGACCATCACCTAAAGCTTCAAGAATATGAGGTCTGTCAAAATTATCTTTATCAAATTTTCCATTTGCAATACCATCAACTTCAACTTTAGTATATGCATCTAAAATTCCATATCCGGATAAAGTTGTTGACTTATCAGCTTTAGCATCTAAATAATTCTTTATGATATCATCTCTAAAATTATTCATCCATTCGGTATGAATTTGATCAGCTTCAGTTTTAGTATAAGCATCAGTAATTCCATAACCTTCTAATGTATATGCTTTATCTGCTTTTGAATTTAAGAGGTTATTTAATTCTTCTTTATTATTATACTTAGAAATTAAATTATCTATATAAGACTTATCATATACATTTTCTTTCTTAGCATAAGTAATTTCTGAATATGTATAGTCAGATTTTTTACTTAATAAATTGTCTGTTTCTCTCTTTGTATACACATCATCTTTGGTATAGATATTAGCAAAAGCTTCATCTAAATCCTTTTTTGTATATAAATCGAATCCAGCAGTATTACCATTTTCAATAACAACTACTGATCCCTTTGGAACAGGCTCATTTAATTCAACGGTAGTTTCAGAATAACTATACTCTGATGTTGGCATTAACTTACCATTTACGAATACTTCAGGTTCTACAATCTTGAATCCAGTTTCAAATTCGAACTGAGTAGGTTCCTTAACAATAAATTCTCTCTTAGGTAACATCAGTGTACTTTCATACGCAATAGAAGATAAAATAACAACTCTTCTATCTTGTGTTAAAGGTTCACCGAAACAAACTTCTTTACCTGAGTAAGTGTAAGTATCAGAATCCTGAAGAACACCATCTAAGAACACAGCTGGTCTGCAACTAAATACATAGTCGCATTTAAAAATTCTTTGGTTTTTTTCGGAAATAAATTCGCTTGATCTTAAACCAATGTTTTTATTCCTAAGTGTTTCAAAATCTTGTGCTTCCCAAGTATCTGTCTTGCCTGGCTCATCATCAAAGTTTGAGTCAATTAATGATTTAAAAATAACACCATTGTAATGAACATATTCATCCTGTTCATAAATGGAATTTTTATTCCAAGATGCAATTTGTTTATCTCTAATGATGTCTTGTACTGATTTTAATTCTCTGATTTCCCTTTTTAGTCGCATTAAACCACGATTCAAAACAGTTTCGTTAGGCTGTTGACCATTTTGAATTCTATAATCTGACCAAAATTTTTCTAAAGATGTAAATGACATTTAGATTTCCATTTTAAGTATTCAAATAATTGATATATTTATATTGCATTGATTCAAAAAATTATTTTCGATTTAATTATAATAATATAAATAAATTCAAATATATTAACTTCTAATACAGGATTAAAACATGTCTTTTTATCAAAATTTTAAAAGAAAAATAGCAGGTAAAAACGGAGCAAGTACATTAGAAGATTTAAGATCTGATGGTCAGTTTATCACTTTATCTGTTGGTGATGCTATTCAAAAGAACTCAGGTGAAACATGGGTTAAAATAGAAGGTTACTCAGTTGATGGTGTTGTAATGAAATACAACAACATTTTCGATAGACAATCTGGTGGTTCTAGAAATGATGCCGAGAATGATTCTAGATATGTTCAGCTAACAGGAAACAATGTTCTATCTGGTGCAGTTACATTTAATGGTAATAATACATTTAATGGTACTAATAAGTTCACTAAGCCAGTTACTGTCTCCGCAGAAATGTACAGTGCAACAATTGACAACTCCGGATACATCAACACCGATTCAATTGATGTTGCAAATTCATCAGCACTTCGTGGCTGGGTAAAGATCGGTGAACAATCAGCAGGTGAACCAGATCAGACATCTAACTTTATTGTATATGGAACAACTGAGTTAGTTCGTGATGTTAAAACTGATTTGGATTTAACTGTTGGAAGAAATTTAACAGTTAATGGTATTAGTACTTTAAATGGTCAAGCTAATTTAAACCATAATTTAGTCGTATATGGCACAACTGACTTAAAGTCAAAAGCAACATTAGAAAGAGGGCTAGATGTAACTGGTGATACTACTCTTAATGGTGATCTAACAGTTTCAGGAACCATTACATCAAACGGTGAAATAATCTTAAATAATAGAACAACTTTTAATGGTGCATCTAATATTAAGGGTGCATTAACTGTTGATGGTTCTTCTGCATTTAACGATGATGTGACTATTTTAGCAACCAAGAGTTTAAGTGTTAAGAATATTACCAATTCACCAACAATTGATAATTTATTCGTATCAGGTACTTCTTCATTAACTGGTGCTGTAACTTGTGGAAATACTCTAACAGTTACACAATCATTTACCGGTAAAGGCGATGCTTATTTTGAGAAGAATGTAACTGTTTATGGAAACATTGCAAATAATGATAACTCTGGTGATATTGGTTCTAAAGCTGCTCGTTGGGCAAATATCTATAATATTAATCAAAACAGTACAGGAACATTTACCGGAAATGTTATTAATTTCGCTTCAGGATCTGTCTCTGGTACATTAAAGGCTAAATTATTTAATGGTAAAGCAACTTCAGCACAGCACGCTGACTTAGCTGAGAAATATAATACTGATGAGACTTATGATATCGGAACTGTTCTCCAAGTTAATACAAGTGGTGAAACTCAAGGAACTATTTTCAATGGTGGATCTTTATTAGGTGTTGTATCAGGCAAGCCAGGTTTAATGATTAACTCAGATGGTAAAGGTCAGTACGTAGCACTTAAGGGTATGATTCCTGTTAAAGTTGCAGAAAGAGTTAAGAAAGGTCAGTATTGTATTGCAACAGCTGATGGAAAAGTTAAAGGTGTTGATAAGATTGATTTAACTCAATCTAATATGCTTGACTTAGTTGGTGTTGCTCTTGAGGATTCAAAGTTCAATACAGAATTGAAATTTGATACAGTTTTAGTTAAGGTTTAATTAATTAATATATTATTATATAATAAAAAGGTAGTTAATTTAAAACTACCTTTTATTTTTTGTTTAATATTTTTAATTAGTTAATAATTATTAGTTTCAAAACTATCAACATGTTCATTATTTTTTAATATTAATTCTTCATCTTGCTTCAATACAACACTCAGAGGAATCTCATTAAATCCAAACAACCTCATTGGATCTCTATCTCTCGGAAGATATCTACATAAATCAACCAATTGTTCATATCTTTGTGAATCAAAATGCTTACTTTCTTCAATTGCTAAGTATTTATTATAATCAACTGTGCAATTTTCATTTAATTCTTCATACTTTAGAATTTCAACTTTTGAATTAAACAATGATTTTAAATTTTCAATACATTTATAAAGAGTTACATAATAATCAAAGTAACTCTGTTTGATTCTCATGTCATAATCAATAGCCATCTCTACACATGGATTTCCAATAATGACAAACACTCTAATGTTTGTCTGATCCTTTAACATAATTTTTGTAAAGATCTTTTTTAATTTGGATGATTCTCTTTCTGTAACAATATAATTAACATCTTTTTCTATTTCATCATCAACATTTAGATCTGTAAATCCTTTAGTATAATCTATACTATTAATGTTGAGCAAGGTATATTCAAACCCAGCTCTTCCAAAAAATACTATATTATTCATTAGTTGTCTCTCTGAACTTGCCATCAACAATTGCGAGGAATGGCTTAATTACTTTAATTATATTTTCTTTATCATTAGGTGTATCTGAAAAATTATTTAGCTTTTCAATTGTTTCTTTCCATAAATCTCTAGTCTTACAGATTTCAGAAATTTGTTCCTGAAGTTGCAGATACTCTTCCAAGTATTCTAGCAATTCTGGATCATCTTTTTCGATAATTTCAATATACTTATCTTCTTTATTTCTGCTGGTAATATATATTCCTGCTTCAGCAAATTTGTCGTGATACATCATATATTTTAAAAATAAAATATTATTATCAACTGGATTCATACCATTTACTGAATTATATAATGCTATATTAACAGCTTTTTTAGCATGTTCTAAAAATGTATCTTCGTTATTCATATTTCTTTTCCATTTTTAAATAATATTATAAGTATTTAATTTCTTCTTTTAACATTGCATCAGAGTAATTACACTGACATGTGCAACTGTGAGCGCATACACAAGTACAATAATTGCAATAACATGTACATGTTGTATTATACTGAACGTTGCATGGGCAATTGTTACACTGACAAGTACAATAGTTACACTGACATGTACACAAATTATTTTGACCTTGAATTGCATCAATTAACTTATTGATTTGTACTGCAGTAATAGTATCACCAGCTGACACATCAGGGATATCATACTTATTATAATCTTTTAAATGAGTCTTTAAATTCATATAATTAGATGCTTTAATATCAGCACCTACTGGTATATTTCCAATAATTCCAGTTGATGTAGAGCTTGAATTTCTATAACTATTACTATCAACAATTGATGCCCTTATACCATTCCATTGAGCTGCTGTAATAGTATCACCAACTTTTACTTTACTTACGCTAACAGTATGCGGAAGTTTTGAGCTATCGTATTGAACATTTCTATTTACTGTTGAGTTTTGTGCTGCATTACATGTACACCAACTTCCAAGCTTTCCGGATGCGATAGATCTATTGTCGCTACATGCGTGTCCTGCATTACATGTACATGTTTGCCAAGTAATATTTTTATTATCTATATCAAAAACACCACCTGTTGGTTTTGAGCCACCTGTTGCAACTGCCATATTATTTAATCCTTTATAATGATTTTCTTAATTCATTTAAATTTTCCGCGATAAAATTTCTATATTCTTCTTCGCTCATACCCTCAGCATCACAAGCATTTAAATCATCGCTTACATTGGAATTAACAATAAAGTCAACAATATCGGAATCAACTTTATCTTCATTAACTTCCGGATCTGAATTCATATTATGATCAGTGATATATTTTATGAATAAATCCTCAAGGTTAATTCCGGTGCATTTTAGAACTAATTCTATATAATCAGCTGAAGACATTTCTTTCTCATTTAACTTAGCATCAAGTAAATTTAAGCTGTAGTTAAATCCTGTATTAAAAATTGCACCAATGCCTTCATCAACATCGATAATTTTATCAATGTTCGCCCTTATATTTTTTAAACAATCTTGTAAAATTAATTCATTTTCCATTTTTAAATTTCCTTTATATAATTGACGCTGTTACATCTGAAGATTTTTTAACAAAAATTTTATCATCTTTAATATTATAATATTTATAATTTTCGTTTTTATTGCTACATAATGTACACTCATCACACTGAACACCACAAATCGGGCACAATTTAAATGATTTTAGCTCATTTAATTTTTTATTAAGTTCGCTTAAATTTTTAATTGATTTATAATCCAAGTTAACAGTGAGCCTTTCTGGTCTAAATAATTTAATTATATTTTTAATATCTTGAACACATATATTTTCATTTGTATCATGTATTGTATATGATAATCTAAATGGAATTCTATTTTTCTTAAATTTAAAAATAATGTTTATAAGATCATCTGTTGAATTTTTTCCTGATTTTAATACTCTATCAACATGGCCAACACCATCAAATGATATATCAGTTATTAAATGTCTACTTCGAACAGCTTTGAATTGAGTGTATTCTTTAAAAAAATCATCAGATTTGAATCGATAGCCATTAGTATTCATTGAATACCATGGATCAATATTTTTTGAGTATGCATACTCACACATGTATTTGATTCTTTCCCATGCCATTAATGGCTCACCACCAAAAATAACTATCACTGGGTTTTTTGAATTACCGTCATCAGAAACTATATTATCTATGTATTTTCGAATTTGTTCTTCGCTGATGATAAATTCATCGCTTTTTCTAATTTTATTTCGTTCAAAGCAATAATTACAATTAAAGTTGCACTTATTTGTAATCACTATAATATTTGTATTCTGGCCCTTTAATATTTCCTTATCATTTCGAATAACTCTTTCTGGGCCATCTTCAACAACCGGTATATTAATCTCTTCCACTTACTTGTTCCTTTTGGATGCTAATAATATCTCAGTTATATCCCTTATAAATTGAGATGAATCAATTTTTACTTTATTGTTAATATATAAATTATTTTTTATATATAAATTATCAATTTTAGCATTTTTTGATTCACTTTTAATTTCATTCATTATTTTTAAAATATCTTTGTGCATAATATCTTTTTCCAATTTTTCTAAGTTCGTCAAGCTCACCACGTAGAATATCCATATAAAATTTTGACTTCTTTAATATATGGTTGGCTCTGATCATCTCCTTAACGATAAATTTGTATATTTCACAAAATGAATCTAATGGCTCATTGTCATTTCTTAGTTGAGAATAAACACATCCCTGATTACAATAGTAATATATCTCACACGCTTTACATTTATTATAATTATATATATCTAAATCTTCAGCAATTTCATCGAAATTTAAATCATCTGTGTATTTAAAAATATTTTTTGACGCAAATCTAGCACATGCATAGTATTCACCATCTGGCGTTATTGCACATCCAGATGTTCCTACAAAACATGAATGATGTCTTTTCATACCTAAAAAGCCGGCAAAGCCATCAGCCAATGCTATAAAATTAATTCCACCTTGAATCCAAGTATTATTTTTAATTTTAGTTATAATATTATTAATATATTCATTATAATAAAACTTAAATTTTTCAACATCCTCAGCAGTCCAAATATCATCCTTTGCTAAACTGTAATCTATATTTGAGATACCTTTCTTTAAAAGATAATCAACATTCTTAGATAACAAATGAATATTATCCGGTGATATTACAATATGACATGCATTGTTACAAACTTTTAAAATTAAGTCCCATTTATCATTGTATAAATCTAAAATATTTGTATATCCATTATTTTCTTTTACCGGTAGTAATGGTCTTGATTCGTTGCTTGATAATCCATCAAAACTGAATGAAACATTCATGTTTTCTTTTACAATATAATCAGCAATTTCTGGCGTTATCAATGTTAAATTTGATACTATACTCTCATGTTTACATAATGGATCATTTTTTACATATTCATGAATGTATTTTATCATTTCGAAATTTTCAAGTGGTTCACCACCAAAATATGATATACTATACTCATCACAAATTTGCTTTTCCATCCATTTAGGAAGTTCATCCCAAGCTTTATGAAATGATTCTTTTGTCATGTTTTTATTTCTATTTGAAACATAGCAATAAGTGCAACCTAAATTGCACTTTTCTGTTACCATTAGTTCTATACTGAATGTTCTCGATGTTTTAGACATTTTGGACCTTACTTCTTGTACACTTTTAACAATGAATTATATACAATTTCGTTAATTTTAAATACTTGACACATATCAACATTTCTAGCTAACCATCTAGCATCAGTTCTAGCCTGACCACTTAGGTGCTCTGTATTCTTCTTAACGTAACTTAAATTAAATGAACCAGCAGGACATCTAACACAGAATGGTGAAGTACATTTTGAACATACCGGATCTTCTTTCTTAATATCAAGAAGTTTCTTAAATCTTTCTTCAGCTTTTTGAATTTTAGAAATAATATCTAACTCTCTAATATTTCCAATTTTGTGCTGAGATTCTAAATCATACATACAAGAATGGCAAGGTGTAATATCTCCTTTAAGATCGATAGTTACATATTGAACACCAGCTCCACATAATGCTTTATTATTTTCAAACCAACGGAATGAATTCAGAGGTAAATTATGATCATAAATGTACTTAGCAATTAAACTAATATTTTTCTTTAAGTCAGAGAAATACTGTGGCCATTGTTTCTCATCATATTCACTAAATGCATCAGGACTTGGAAAGTAATTTTCAGCATCAGGAAGACTCATAATATCAACAAATGCACTATACATATATTTGAATGTTCTTGGTGATACAGTACTCTTCATATCAGTTGAAATATTATTTTCTCTTAAGAGTAGATATGCATCTTTAACAGCTTTTGAAGTTGATTTACCATTTTTGGTTAATCGTTCTGTATCATTGACTTTACCACCATCATATGAAATTTGAACGTTTAAATGGCCTGGCGCAATTGAATCAAAGTTTTTAATTAATGGTAAGTATTTCTTTACGTAGATTCCATTAGTATAAAAGAAAAAGAACATTTTTGGATCATTTGCATAATGCATCATAACATCATAGCAATATTCGAAATTCAAAAATGGTTCACCACCCCAGAATGCAATAACAAAATTATCAGGATTATAAGTTGTATTGATTTTATCAACAAAATTATACAGTTCTTCCTTTAAAACTTTTGTTTTAGTTTCATCAACTCTAGCAGGCGTAAATGGTTCTAAGTTTTTACCTTCAGAGCAATATTGACATCCTAGATTGCAAGAACTGCATACATTTATATCGATATGATAGGATTTTCCATTAGCAGTTGATCTGAATAGATTTCTTTTTTCGTAGAAATTCATAATAGTTCCATTTTTAATTGTATTGTTTATTTATTATATAATAATATTATTAAAAATCAATACGAAATGGAACTATTTAACCGATATAATTAGTTATAAATTTATACTTAACCTATTAGGTGCAAGCGGCAGTTTGTAATTATTAAATCCACCATCTTTAATATTGATATGAATTGTATTGTTGTAACCACCATAATATTTGCCATCACAAAGTCTAACTTCTATAGAATCATCATCCCAATAGTTACAAAATTTAACACTCATTTCACCTCTATCTGCAATTTGCCTTGATATATTAATATCGCCTCGGTAAATCCAACCATGTCCAGAATCGTCAGCTGCAGTCCACATACTTGCACATGAAACTCTTTGCGGGTCAGCAGTGTAATATATGTTGGCGTCTTGATATATAAAAAATCTATCATCATGCTCTTCAATATAACCGGCCAGATTATCATAATGGATTGTTCCGGTTACTGTTCGATCATCGATTTGATGAGTCATTAGATCAGGATCTAATTCAATTAAGAATCTTGTGTAAGATGAATAACCACCAGTTACTCTAAAGCAATTGACTACATAACATCTATTACCATTCAAATAAACGTGTCCTAACATATTAGGATAACGCCCTGTTGTTTCGCTTTGATATGCATTTATAACAAAACTTTTATCCAAAATAGAATCACGGTGAAAACTGACTCTTTTTCTAGTTATATATTCATATGTTTTGGGTTTTATTTTTATTCTTGAATTAGATAGTTTAGTATTAGTAACTGCTCTCATTAGAATAATTCCTTTTCTGTTAAAATGATAAATTTAAGTCCCCTATCTTCAGCGAACTTTTTTGCAGTCTTCCATTTTGATAAATTTATTAAATAAGTTTGCAAAGCTTCCTGATAGTTAAACATTGCTTTAGTTGTTTTATGCTTAGGTATTTCAGGCTTTTGAGTTTCCTCAAATGATTTAATTTCAACCAAGAATTTATCACCACTTTGAAATTCTAACATAAAATCTATATAATATCTATGATATTTTCCATCAGTTGGCTTAATATAAGGAATCGCAAATGGCTCTTCAGACCATCTAACAATGAATTTATTAGCATCACAATATTCAATCATTTGCCTTTCTAGACGAGATTTATATTGAACCATTTGAACAGCATTTCCACTTTCATCCAGCATTTTAGTAGTGGAACTCATATATTCATCTAATGGTTTAACAAATTTCTCAGGATATATAAGTTTCACCCATCCTTGATGGGCTGAGTGATACTTTCCTTTTTGTCTAAAATTCTTTTGTTTAAATGGTCTCATTACTCTCCTTAAAGTTAATCAACTACGTAATTTGGATCTTCGTCATCATCTTCATCTGGTTTAGTATCATCAAAAATCTCAAGATCTTTCTTATCAACTTCAGGGGCGGTTGCACCTTCCCACTCACCAGTATCTGGGTTAGTGTAGAATCTTCTAAAGATAGGATTTCTACTTTCTTGATCAATTTCAGTTAACTGTTCCTTAATTTCATCATCATTTAACTTAAATACATCTTTCATAATCTTTCTAATTGATAAAAGATTTCCACGATCTTCAGTTAAACCGTGATAGAATTCAATTCTCTGACCAAATGTATCTAACTTCATCTTCTCAATAAATGAAGATTCATTAGTGAACTTAATATCGATATCGTGTTCTCTCGCATTCCATTCTTTCTCAGTCATTACTTTAGTCGCAATAACTTCTCTCTTTAAGAGTTCTTTAAATGCTTTAGTATATACAAGACGGATTCTTGAAATAAACATAAAGAAGCGAATATCTTCAATAGTAACTTGATCTGTATTATAAGACCAGCCAGCTTCACCATCAGGATTCAACGCAATTCTATTTGTTGGAACATTCATGGCTCTATATAGCTTTTTAGCAAAATATAGAATATCTGTAATCTCACCTAAACCTTCAGATTCATTTAACAGTTCAACTTGAGTTCCTTTGCTTCCGTTTCTATTTGGGAACCAATAATCCTCAACCATTGAAGTAACATGATGCTGATTAGTAATCTCACCAGTAGCATTATCATAATACTTTCTGTACTTAAACTTATCCTGATACTGTCTTACAATTTCAGAAGCTCTCTGAGGTGGAATATCACCAACATCAACATTGAAAACTCTTCGAGAAACAGATCTACTAAATCTTAAAGGAATTAAAAGATCTTCAAGAGTTCTTAACATATTTGCTGTTTTAATTGCGTACTCTAAATAACTTAAATTTAAGTTACCTGATCTCAAACCAAAATCAACTCTAACAATTTCCTCTGGTGCAAATACTTGAGGATATTCTGTATTGTAATCATAAAGCCCATAAGTACTAATGGCTGTACTATACATTCCAGCTTCACCATTATTAGCAATTCTATAAACTTTATCCTTTCTGTCATAGTAGAACATTACAGGATCAACTTCAACAATGTTCTTGATACCTTTAGTTGGTTTCTTGTCATCGTATGTACAATGTAAAATTAACTGACCATCAACATAACTGTGTTTGATAATACTGTATAAATTTTTTCTAACATCACACAGATTCATTAATTTATCGAAACAACCTTGGATTTTATTTTGAATTTTTTCATTCTCTTCATTAATGAATAATTTTAATGGACACTCATCATCGTAAGAGAACATTGTTTCATTAATAATTTCCTCTAGAGCATTTGCAACATCAGTTTGTGAAGTTAATGATCTATATTGTAAAATCTTTTGAGCTTGTTTAAGTAGTAAATCACTAAAGTCTGTACCTTGATAGACAGCACGACTTAAATCAATATCATCATCAAAGAAAACACCAGCACCAAAAGTAGTGTTATCATCACCCATATCGATCAGAACACTATTTGGATTTACAACGCTTGAATTTCTTTTTAGGTCTTGTGCTTTAGTACTTAAGAAGTTATGATGTAATATTTCGTTTAAAAACATCTTTTAGCCTATTATAAATAATTTAAATATATTTTATTTATAGTATTAAAATATGAATCAAAAAGATGCAAGAGTAAATTTACTTAATACACCTTCAAACAAAATTCCGCAAGGTGCTAACTTCAATTTTAATTATTCAAGAAGAGTTGAATATAATCTTCAAGAATCCCTAATCAAAGAATATATTACTCATTATGGAATTTTAGTTAAATTTATTAAAACTGAAAAAATCAATCGTGATGATGTAGTTTTTGGTGATTTTTCTCATATGAAATCTAACCTAAAAGATGTATTTGATATGTATATGCTTCCTGAGAATTCTGATGGATTTGATTCAAGTTATATGTTTAATGATTTAGGATTGTTCAATTTTGACAATATTAATTTATTTGTAATGAAGTCGGATGTCGATAAAACTGGCCTTGATTTATCAACAATTGTATCAAATTTAGTAATTTTACCTAATAATAAAATTATGGAAATTACTTCAGTTGATTGGCAAGTTCCTGGTCTGAATAATCTTTATACACAAGATGATGTAAAGTCAGTTTATAAATTGAGCTTAGTACCTTATGATAATAAGTTAACTGATGAAATTAAAGGTAAAGATGTTTACAATGAGTTTCATGATATTACTAAATTTAGTCATACTGAGAAAACTCCAACTAATGATGAGTTACATAATGAGCCTGATATCTATCCGGATTTCTGCAAGGAATTTGACGAAGTTCCTCCAGTAGATAAAGAACTTCAAGAAATCGAAAATAGAGCTAAAGAACGTAATAATTATAATCATTTAGATGGCTTCTTTGATGAAATTATTAAATCAAAAACCAAGCAAGATTCTGAATCTGAAATCAAAGCTTATTCAAAGAAAACTGAAAATAATATAAATCCGGAAGAACATTCTGAAACTGAAGATGATCCTGAAATTCAAGTCGAAGTATCTGTATCGGATTCATCTGAAAAAGATGTTTGGAATGGAGTATAAAGGTGTTTAAAAAATAAAACCTTTCGAAAGAAAGGTTTTTATATATTATAATTAATATAATTAATATAATTAATTTTTTTAATTAATTTTTAATTTGTTCCTAAAGATTGAAGTATTGAATTCACATAACTTAAATTAGCATTATAGCCAGAAATTAGAGATTCCATATGTGTATATCTTTTCATTAAAGTTTCACTATACTTAGAAACAATCTCATCATATCTTTCTTCCTGTTTCTCAATATACTTTAATTCTTTATTATATGAATCAGTCATACTTTGTACTCCTGTATCCAAGAATTCACTAACTCTATTATTAAGTTTTGAAAACAATCCATTTTCTGAATTTAAAAGATCAATTGCATTAGGATCTTTCTCAATTGTTTTTAGGAATTTATTTTCATCGAATGTAACTTTACCACCTTTATCAATTGAAATACCTAATGAATTAAGAGTGTTGTCATTATCATCTTTTTCAAACATTGAAGCTGTTACAGTGCCCCTAAGAACATTTGATATACTCTTAACTTCAGAATTTCCTGCAAGTTTACCACCATCATAGTTATTCTTACCATCGGTGTAAGTATTATATTTTGTTAAACTATTAATGTTATCGAACATTGAATTCAGTGCTTCGATTGTTTCCTTTACATTATTTGCTACTTGCTTATTGTCTTTTGAAATTGTGATATTATCAGATCCCTCTGATTTAGCATTAATAGTAATGCCAGGGATATTTTCAAAAGTGTTTGTCTTAGAGTGAATTTCTTCGGAGTTATATGTAGCAATAGCATCTTGAGCCTTTTCATGATTCCAACCATTATTTTCTTCTGGACTGAAACCAAAAGTTTCTCTAAGTTCATCTGTTGAAGCTTCGATCTTTAATTCAGTTGAATTATCACCAGTCTTTCCGCCTTGAATACTAAAGATGTATCCGCCTAGTCCTGCTTCTACTGCTCCTGTTGAAATTATAGAACCTTGTACACCAAAGTCATTGTCTGATATTTTCTTTTGGATAGCCTTAAGATTATCACCACTTTGAACATCCACTTCAAAACGAATAGCATTTCCATCATCACCCATACCTAAACTAAATGTTAAAGTACCTGCATTGAAAGTTTTGTCCTCTAATCTTCTGGAAATCTTCTCTTGTTTTGCTAACTGTTTAATCTCAAATTCAAACTGTTGCGCTTGAACTTCTTTATTGTCTGAAATTTCAATATCGAATGGTTGTGGATTCTGAGGATTTAAACCTTCATTTGTTCTCTTTAAGTTATACTGACTTAAATTACTTTGTGAAGTTTCACCAGTTAATGTGTCTTTTTTAGCTATAGTTTTAGACAAAGTATCTTTAAGAGAACTTAAATTTGATTTAAGTTGTCCTACACCACTTATGCTTGTTTCAATTGAATATCGTTTTGCAGAAGTCCTAGAGTTGTACGTAGCTCTTTTTTGCTGGGTCAAAGAACTAACTAATGATGTAATATCTAATCCAGAACTTCCTTGTATAGAAATCATGGAACTCATAATTGCACCTTCTGAAAAAATGTTTATATATTATATTTAAATATTATTATAATAAAACTTTAATAAAAATATATATTTTTTTCAATGCAATTATTTAATTATTTGTTTTATTTGAATTACTTGACTTTAAATAACCTTGAACAAGCTAGTTTATTTTCAAAAGCATCTTCTACTTCAAAAATAATTTCAACATTACCCTTATAATCTTCAGGTACATTAATAACTATTTTTCCAGTCTTAACTTCTAGAACTTCAATTTCGCTTTGTAGAACAGTCCAATTAAAATTCTTAATATCATCCAATTTATTTTTCTTGATGAAATTATAGACAGTATTTTTACCATTAAAAATTTCTTTTGTTTTGAAGCCAATCTCTAAATCACTTAAAGCTTTGAATCTATCAATTTCCTTTTTTGATTCAGGAACAACATATGAATTTTCTACATCGTATCCAATTGTTTTATACCTTTGTTCTTCCTGTCCATGTAAACTTAATTTATATCGTTTGATATTTTCAATTTTCTTTACAGGCATATACATATTGATAGAAAGTGTAATATCAAAATTTACTGTTACCGTATTATTGCTGAATTCTTCATATGATTCTTGCTCGACACTTGTACCAGTTAATAAAATAGGAATTCTTGAAGGTTCGGAAATATTGTCACCGTCGTACACATCTAAATTCAAAATTGGATTAAAGTATGGTACAACTTCTTCAATAATCTGGCATGCTTCATTCATTCCTCTACATAAAACTTTGTAACTTAATGACAACGTATATGGAATTGAATTATACTGATATTCGATTGATGAATCCTTATGTAAAATATTAATTTTATTATTTCTATTTCTCATTCTTGATTCATCTCGAGCTAAGTCATTAAATGTCAAGAATGCTCTAGGAAGATAATTAATATTTCCATTCAGAAGTCCGTTTTCTTTTAAATTTGAAAGGCTATCTAATTTTTCTTTTGTTGAAAATTCTACAGGTATATTTTTCTCTACTACATCACCTTCAGAATTTTTGTTTTGAACCTTTACTTCATTAAAAAAGTTCAAAGTTGCAACAATATATTTTCTTAGAGAATTGTGAATATAAATCATATAAAAACTCTTTTTGGTATATTTATATGATTTATTTAAGGTGGGTTATTTTAGGATTATTTTATATTAACTATAATGGAAATGAAGCCATCGTTAGGATCTTCGCAATTAACATTAACGTATTTAACTTTGTTAATTTTATAATCCTTTGAAATGTCGTCTAACTTTTGATTTATCATGTGAACTAAATCTAAGTCAGTGTAATCATCTATATTAAAACCTTCAGGAAGTTTAAATACAAAATTAAAATCATTCACTTCAGGTTCGAATACAATTTCACTGTATAAATCATCTATTGTGATTCTTGTATTGTTAGGATTTCGTACTTCTGATCCTAAAACTGAAGTTGTCAGAAGTACGAAAAGAATTACTGAAAGAATTGTTGACTTTATTAAATTTCCGAAAATTCTCACATTGCACCCTTATGCTAATATAATTTCTAATTCGTTATTTTCCTGATTGAATTTAGAATCTGCTATTTCGCTGTTTAAAATCTCATCCCTATTTTCAACAATGTTACAATTGAATGATTCTAATGTTCCTTCGTAAACAAGTCCTAAATTATCTCTGATAATTAGTTTAGTTGAGTCAGAAATTTTATCGTTTATAGTATTAAATAGTTTTGCTACATTTTTGGTATCCATTTTAGTTTCCTCCCATTTAAGATTTTGAATCTTAAACCCTTTGAGAATATACTTCTCTTATGATATAATTATAATATACTTTTAATAAAAAATCAAGGATTTTTTAAAAATTTTTTAAGGAAAATTATCATATTTTTCAACAATTTATAAAAAATATTTAAAATATAATAATAAATATATTTTTAAGGATGAAAATGAAGTATATCTCTTGGACATTAGCATGTATAGTTTTATTTATTGCTTTAAATATAGAAAATATTTTGAGCAATTCAAACTTGACTAATGTATCAACTAAAGTGTCTGAAGATTCGGTTATAGTAATGACTGAAGCTAATTTTCCGCCATTTGAGTTTATAGATGAACATGGAAAATTGGTCGGATTTGATATCGATGTGATGAATGCAGTTGCAAAAGAAGCAGGTTGGAATGTTGAGTATATTTCTGTCGGATTTTCTGACATTTTCACTGAAATAGACAATTCAAAAAATATAGCGATTGCTGATATTTTTATATCAAGAGAAAGGTCTGAAAAATTCCTATTTAGTAAGCCATATGTTGATGATCATGATTCGCTAGTCTTAAACAAAAGTTTTAAAGGTGTAGATTATCAACAACTAAAAGATTTGCATATTTGTGTAGAAAAAGAATCATATCAAGTTTCAGTCTTAGAAAAACTGAATTTTAAAAATATAGAAAAATGCAAAAATAATACCGTGTGCAATGAGTATTTTAACAAAAATATGTGCTATGGAATTTATAGATCTAATTTAGTTAATTTATATTATATAAAAAATAATATATTTAAAAATTCATTTATAAGTGATATATTCTTACATACAAACAATTCAAATCCTTCAGGTATTCTTCTGAATAAAAATGATCATAAAAAATTAGCTGAAATAAATCAAGCTCTTGATAAATTATCAGCTAATGGCACATTAAAAAAGATAAAAAATAAATGGTTTAAAAATTTAACTAAGTAATTAACGTGTTAATTTCTTAGCAAATTTCTTCAATTCCTTTCTAATAGCTTTCTTTACTAACTTCTTCATCTCAGGTGTCCAATCTTCAAACCCTAAATCTATCTCTTCGCGGATAGTGTTTAAAATTTTCTCTTTATCATCTGTAATACGAACACCAGAATCATCGTGAATACACTCTATATTAGTGAACATATTCCCTCCTAGACTAATCCATGGCCATCTACAAATACGAAGTAATTTCTGTACTCATTGAATAGTTCATCGTTCATCTTAAGAATAGTGTAACAACCATCCCCGTAATCATCGGTGGTAAACCCTACGACTTCCTGCTCGGCAAAGAAATCATTTTTCACAAGGTCACAGACTTCCCAAGACGTACCGGCAAACCCTATTTTCTCTAAGAAAGGAAGAATACCCTCATCGTCAAGACTGATAAGCCATTCGTAGTTTATATGTCCTAACTCTTGATGAAAGTGCTCGTTAAACTCGTCAACCAACTCATTCAACTTATCCTTTTTAATTTCGAACTGTATGTTAGATGACAACAAATCATTATGATCTGAGACTTTCTTAGCAAAGTCATAAAACTCTCTTAATTTCATTTTCTATTCTCCTTAAATCTGTAGATGTCTTTTCCGTGTCTTTTCTTGTAGTCACGTTTAGACTTTTCAATACACTGA